GTTTTTCCGTCTGTTATTGCATTTGCAAAATCTTTGTAATTCAGCGTACTGTTTGCTTCGTTGACAGATATAAGTACGCCTCTGTCTTCCGAAAGATAAAATTCTTCGTCAATGTGCCTAAGCGTTGTATCTACGGTTTCTTCTGAAAATTCTTTTATGTGTTCTTCAATGTATTTGTCGATTTTCATATATTCAACAACCAAGTCCAAATATCTTGACTGTAGCTGCGATATGATAAACCGCTTGTCCATATAGCTATTTTCTTCCATCACAAGAAAAAGAGAGAAAAGAAAAAGCATGATTTCTTTCATGCCCTTTGCGAATTTCTTTCTTTCTTCCTTCGCTTCTTCTGAAAGTTCCATTTCGTCAAAATAGGCATCTATGTCTAATATCTCATCTTCCGAAAAATCGTTTAATTCATCAAATAATCTCACATCTTATCATCCCCCGCTTTCTCTGGTTTTTCTTTTGACATTCCGTCAAGCATTGGCGAATTGGATATTTGCGCTTCTATTCCGCCGTCTGTTGTCCTTGTTTCTTCCAGATCTTCGTTTTCCGTTGGCTTTGTGATTTTACTTTTCTGAATAGCCTCTATCATTTCCCGGCTGTCAATCCATACCTGCTCTGGGTCATCAAATGCGTTTGCTCCTTTGATAACGTGTTCTCCATAAAATCCCAAATTCAGCAATGTTGCCATGTAATTCGCCTTTATCGTCAGTTCATAATTTTTCTGCCTTTTTATGTTTGGTTTTGTGTCCGAATATTTTATGTCTAAAATCGGGCTGTCCTGTGGAACGTATGGAGAAATTTGCATTGCCCTGCAAACAACCCTCACTTCCTCCATTTTGCAATCTTCCGTAATATTCTGCTGCTTATTCGCTGCGTTTTCCGCCGCACTCCACCCCGTAGCATCCGATGTGGCTATTCCAGTTGAATTTGATACATTTTCGCTTCTCTGCGGAACGTCGCATTCTTCCAGAATGATTGACCTGTCGTAAACTATTTTATTTAAAAGCCCATCATAGTTGTAATCAAGCGTCAGCGGGTTTATTGTCGGGGATTTTCCGTCTGGCGTGGTGAATGTTCTTACAATCTCTCCTGTCTTCGGGTTTATTTCGTTTCCGTTTTCATCTACTGGGAAGTCCACATCGTTGTAATGCCAGAGAGAATTTGTGTTCTGCTGTATCGAATTCATAAAATTTGAGCGCAAAGCATTAAGGTCGTTCATTGCAGGTATCTGGTGTTCAAAACATCCCATTCTGTCATAAGAACGAATCCACTCAATTATCGGCAGCATTCCGAGCGGATTTTTTTCTCCGCTTCGCTCCCTTTCAAACCAATTTGTGATTGGCTCTCCGTTATCATCTTTTTGTATTTTCCCATTTTTTATTTTCAGTGCGCCAGAAATTTCAAATCTTTGCAGTTTTGTAAAACAGGTAAAATATCTATTTCCCATTTCATCTTCACGATAAGATACCGCAAGCAAAGGTCTGTGGTCTGGATAATATCTTGACTTGACAATAAATGTTGTTCTTGGGTCTAGTATGTTTAAAGTGAAGTAGCTATCTCCATCTTCGTATTCCGTGTTTATATCTATGTAGCTAAACCCTATCCCGCATATCTCAATAAACCTAGCAAGCTCCTGTGTTCTTTTTCTCACCTTTGCCATTTCGTACTGTTCATTAAGAAGTGCAATAGATGGAGATTCGTCTTTCTTTTCTCCGCTGTCTTTTTTCCCTCTCTGCACCATGCTGATTGGGAATCCCCAGATAAATCCGAGCTTAAATTCCGTGATTTTGTGTGCTAAGTTATCAGGACAGAAGCTTTGAATATCTTTTCTGGTTGTTTTGATTGCTGTATTCGGCTGTTCCCCAGCTTCGTAATTCAATAAAAAATCGCACCGATCGGCATTGATTAAATGCTTTGGCAGTGCGTTCCTCAAAACCCTTATTACATTTTTCTCTGTGATTTCCGGCTCATCTGTAAATATTTCCAATCTGCCTATTTGCATTTAATCACCGCCTTTAGTAAAACCTCATACCGCTTCCTTGTGTCCGTTGCGGAATTGGCTTTATTTCTGTTTTCCTTGTTTCTGAATTATAAACAACCAGCTTATTACAGATATTACATTTTACTGATTTTGGCATTGTCGACCGCCCATCATGCGTGCCGACATACCCTTTGCATTGCGGACAGAATATTTTTACTGGTCTATATTTCTTCATGCTCAATCTCCAAAATAAAAGTAACCGCCGATTATTGCTCGGTAGTTGCGTTGTTGTTTCTTATTTCAATTTGTGCCACGCCTGTTTCTCTGTCTTCTTCAACAATCAATTCTGATGAATTTTCTTTAAGATACATATTTAAAAGTACAACGCAAGCTGCCGCTGTTTCATCAGAAACATTCAACCTTGCTTCTATTGTCAATTCTGTCTTTGCCATAATTGCCCTCTCTTTCCACGCAAATCAAATATCCATATGCCGTATCACTCTCATAATCTTAGAAATAGTTTTCTTTGATACTTTCTTGACTGCCGACACGCACATTCCCATTTCCATTGCGCAGTATTCATAAGTGTGCTGTTTATTTCGTAGTTCAAAGAAAAGCAATTCTTCTTCCATAAAGTTTGCGTGTTCCTTTATGTAGTCTTGCTCGTCCTTTGTAAATTCGGGGATTATGTTTTTGGTTCTGCTCATGCAATCCCCTCCTTAAATTTGATTTTCCCCATGCAAAAAGACGCTACCATTGCGGCAACGCCTTTTCGTTTAGAGGATTTGTCAATGAAAAACTTTGTTCGTTCTTCGATTTTAATAATATCATGCCGACAATAGGACATTCTAGGACACGTTTTCATCTTCAATATACAGATGTCCATATTTCTTTTCAAATTCTTGCAACGCTTTTCCGTGAATCCTTGTTGTCTGCCTGAAAGAATAGTTCATGTTGTCTGCAATTTTCTCAAATGTTTTCCTGGCTATGTACCTAGAAAAAAGAATATCATACAGTATTTCATCTTCCATTCCGTCAATCTGTGAAATGATTTCGTTTTTCTTGTCTGCGTATTCGTCAATCAGTCTGTCTATGTTTTCTTCCATAGACTCTATTTTGCAGTATGCAGTTCCAATTTTGTCAACGTTCGGTGTTGACTGCACTCTTTCCTCGTTTGGAATGGCAGATAATCCGTGCGTCATTTCTTTTAATTGGGAAAGTTCTGTAAGTTTGTTTTTTATCATGCGGTCAAGTCTGCTGATTTGAGATAAGTATTCCTTGGTTGTCATTACTCCACCTCCATATCACCGAAATAATCAAGACTCAAATCGTACTTAGCCATAATCAGCGACTTTGCCATTTGTTCTAACAATCCATGCTCCATGACATCAACATACTTTCCCTCATAAGAACTTTCGTTTGCTATCCAGTTGTATTTACAGTGAAGCAATTCATGGACTAGCACTTTTTCAGCGCAATATTTCATAATGCGGTCGCCGTAATACTTCTTGTCCAAAATTCGGATTACGCAGCATTTGTTTACCATGTCAAATTCGTTTTCTCCACAAGAGTTTTCTGTAATAAAGTCGCATGGTTCAGAAATTCTCGCTTTAATAATCCAGTCTGTCAAAAACAGCTTTTCCTGCCACCATTTAAGGCAAGCATTTAATTCTTCTTTTGAGTTGAAAACTTCTTTTATTTCCATGTATGTAATCCTCCTTTAGATTGGGCTTGGCATTATGATTGTTTTACGATTTTTGCGCTTATTTCCATAAATCATGTCGCAAAGCTGCGCCGTAGAGTCAATTCCGTCATCATGTTTCATTTTCCCCTCGTAGGTGCAGGATAGAATGTTTTGAAAATACTTTCTGTATTCCTTGCTTTGATACTTCATGTCCAAAAAGTACAGTTTTCTTATATCTGGCGCATGGTTTTTTATCCTGTCCATTTTTGCGCTTTGATTGTCCGCCGGGTCATGGGTCGTGTTTATTGGATATCCGTCTTCTTTCCATATCTTTTCACAGTCTTTCCGATATCCGTCTGTAGTCTTTGTTTCCTCGAAATGCACTTCTGCTGTTTTCTTTGGGAATTTATCTAAATGGTCTTCCATTCTGCTTGTGACCTCTGGAATTGTAATGTCCTTTTCCCCATCGTTGTAAACAGCGTCAACCACATAATGATTTCCGTTGATTTCATAGCAAATAGGCATTGATACAAAGTCGCCACCTCCATAAGCCGGGTCATTTGCTGCAAATATTCTATCTGGTCTTATTCCTTCGATTTCCTGCGGTTTGAAGAAATTCATGTTGTCAACATTGAACATCTGACCTTTTCGCTCAATCGGTTCTTGCTGATACTGCGCAAACCACGAAGCCATATCGTCATTGTTTTCAAAAGAAGCCATTCTGCGCTTATAATCAAGCGTTGTATAGCCTAATTTATATGGATAATCAAAGTTGCTTTCTCCGTTTTCGTTTAATGCTGGTATTATGATTTCTCTATGCCGTATGTCTGCATAGTCAGGGTCATTATTTAAAAGTTCAAGTCTGCGTCCTTGTACATCTTTTGGTGCCCATCTTGTGCCAATTCCTAATAGTTTTGCTTTCCCTGGCTTTATTCTTGGCATGTAGTTATTGTCAAACTTGCCCCACACTGTCCTCTGCCTGTCCTCGCTCAACGCTTCATCAATACCACTAAACAAGTCGTCATATATGCCCAATCCGTCACAGTCACACGCTCCATTCAATGTTCCGTAGATAGACCGCATGGTAAATGTTGGGTAAGTTTTCTTTCGGATAAGGTCTATCGTCAAGTCTTTTCCGTCTGTAATCGGCTTTTTCTCAACATTCTTTGGGAAAATTTCAGCGTATGTATAGGTTGGGTCGGTAATTAGTTCGTTTGTCCCGTCATAAAATCCGCCGGTTATCTTGTCAGAGTATGCAGAATATAAATTTGACCGTTCTGGTCGGTTTGAACCGAACCATAAATTACCCATTTTGACTATTTGGGTTTTTCCTATTCGTCCGGGGCAGAATACCATTCCCTCGTCAAGTTTATCATCGAATAGGTCTTGTATAAGCTGCGCCACTTGTCTTAGCGGATTTACTCTTGGCTGGTAAAACCGTTCCTCTGGCGGGCGGTTCTTTTCCATGTAAAAGCAGAAACTTTCAAATAGATGTAGAGCCTCCAACTTCAATATCTCATACCACTTATCCACCATTTCATGCCCTGTCTTGTTGGCAAAGCAGAACTTTTCAAGTTCCCATATGTCGCCGCCTGCACCGTTTATGACATACTGGTTCATCAGTTCTTTTGCCCTTGGTGCGATTTTAAGGGCAGTTTCTATGTCCTTATCTTCTTCATCCGCCCAGAATACATAAGTATGAAACGCATTAACGGCGTCAATATCTATCCCGTGTCTTTCTATATATTTTTCTGCATCGGAAATTTCTTTGAGTAATTCTTGACTTGCCATAAAAGAAAAGCGCAACCTCCCTTCAAATAAAAAGTAAGTCACGCTTTGACTATTCCGCACAAACGCTTTATGTACGGTGTTAGATATGTTATTTTCTGCTTTCTAAATATTCCTCAACATTATTGCAGAAGTCTTTGTGGTCGCAATAAACAGTTTGCAACAATTTTTTCTTATCGCCTAATTCCGTTGTGTCTATCTGCTCTACATTTGGAGAAAAATAAGGGCAGTTTTGGCATTTTTCTTCAACGCTTAAACTAATCATTTTGAAACGACCTCCTTTTTTACTTTGATAACCGCCACGCCATTAGGAGATGTGCGGAGTTCGCAGTCGCTATTCTTTGAAAGCACTTCTGCGATTTCTTCTGCCTTTTCAATGACGGAATTTTTCAGTTCTGTTTTATCTTTGCTCACTTGCAGACCTCCAACCGTTTCCATTGCTCTATCGCCCATATTGTCTGAATACTTAATGTCCTGCCTATTCGTGGCGGCATGGATATTTCATAGCCATTCTTTAACTTTTGCTCCATATCTTCAAGGAACGCTTTTTGATATTTACTCAAAGGTTCTTGGCAGATACTTTCTACGTATTCGCCAAGTTTCATTTTCGCGCTCTCCTAAAAATACTTGTGGAATAACGCCCTTAAAGTCCGTTTCCATTCTCCTCCTATATATTCATATCCTCCTACAAATACACTTCCGTTAATCATCGTTACATTATTCATTTCTACTGGTGGTTTCAGAATTTCTTTTCCGTTCAGAATCAGCTTTCCATTTCTTGAATCGCATATTTGGCAATTCACAATTTTGTTTCCGTTTCCAATTTCAATCATTTCCTCTTCCCCCTCCGCCTAATCATCGGTAAATGGTGCATTTTGCGCCAGTTGTTGTTTTCTGCTCTGCGATCGCAAAGATTAGGATAACCTCTAAAATAATCAACCCATGCGGCGCCAGATAAATTCTTTGCTTGCTTATCTGTTAATCTCATCCTCCATATCCTCCAAACACAACGCGCTCTTACTGACCTCTACGCACTCTTGACGCTTGTCCTCATTCGTGCAAGTGCCAGATTGGTTGTAGCGGCAGGTGGTTAGGTTGCAGTTATTGTTCATTTGCATTTTCCCCTAAACCAAGCCTATAAACTGTTCCTTCGGAATCTTTAAGACAAGTTCTTCCGCTTTAAGCCATGCAAGGGTTGTATTATCGCCCAAAAATCTCACTATATATTCTTCCTCGTCTTTAAATTCTTCATGTAAATCGTTTTTAAAGCGTTCTTCCATTGCTTCTTTGTAAGTGTTTTCAATCACAGCTTCCCGATTAAAGAAATAATCGTCAATATAATTTTCGATTCTTATTCCCTTAGAATCGCAAACAAGTTTCTGCGCTACGCTATGCTTTTTGCAAATAACTATGTCTCCTGTTTTAAATGTTGTCATAATAAATCCTCCAATCTGTGAATTATAATAAACCTTGAACCCTTTCGCCGCATATTCTGCAACAGCTTTCTTCAATTCCTCTTTGCTGTCAAATGTATCTTTCCGCAGTTCGCAGATACCGTCTTTTTCAACCGCATATATGCCGCACGGTATTTGTTTGCTTGCGGCTTTTAAAACGCCCCTGTATTCTTTTCTTCCCATTTCGTATATGCTTTCATTTGCGATTACTTTCAAATGTCATGCCCCATTTCATTTTCCTAAACTGTCTATGCGATTCAAAAGTTGGAGATTTTGCTAATTTTAACAAAACAAGAAATTTATAAATTCTTCCGTTCATATTTCTTTTTCTCCATTCATTCCATTCTTTAAAATATTTTTCCTTTCTCCCCATTTCGTATAGGGAATTGTTGACTAAGACTTTCATATGACACCTGCTCCAACCATTTATTGTCTAAATAATAAAACCCAAACACACATCCGCCGATTAGTGTAATCCAGAATATCCAGAATATAATCACGCCGCCGCCAGCTTCCAAATGCTCGACTGTTTCCTCTATATTTTTATCAACATAAAACTTTGTATTATCCGATATTGTTTGATTCCTTAAATCTGTGAAAATTGTTCCTATGTATTTTGTTCCTATGCCATAATATTTGTATCTGATATGACTTGTTTCTTTGATTGTATCAATATAATTCGTGTTTGGTAAATCAATCTTATTGCTACTAAAGACAATTCCACAAAAGGATATTTCTTGGCATTTCTTATCCTCACTACCTACCCTATCCCAAGTCCAATATGTTTCTTTTTTAGTATGCTTCTTGCCATTACTGTCTTTATATGTAACGGTGCGAGTATGCTTTGTATATTTTTCTTTCACTTTTTCGATGTACATATACTCTCCGCCAACCTCTGGATATGTAACTGTATCAACCGCCACTAAATCGCCATATACAAACGCATTTCCTACATTTGTGTCCATGCCATACTGGAACAAGTCTGTATTATCTATTTTGACCGCTTTGTTGTAGACTTCGTTTGCGTCTAGCTGGTGTTCCGAAATCTTGCTGGAAATCAGAACACCAATCAGTAACATTGCGGCTATAATAGAAACACTTGCTAAAATTTCTCTCTTGGTAATTTCAAAATCTCCAAAATCAAATCCATTATTTCCGTGGTTGTATCTGCTCATACTTATTCTCCAAAAAGATTTTTGGGTGAGTCTACGGGTGCTTCATAATCCAAATATGTATAATTCTGTTTTTCATACCCAAGAATATTCAGAAATATTCTTGTCGGAAACGCTTTCACATATCTGTTGTATTCTTTGATCTGCTTATTATAGTTGCTCCTATATTCCGCAATCAGGTTTTCAGTCATTGCCAATTCGTTCATAAGCTGCTTATAATTTTCATTCGACTTTAATTCTGGATACGCTTCTGATACCGCTGTAATCGCTGTAGTCGCATTTTCGATATCGCCAGTGGAACCGCGCCCCTCAACAATGGCTTTTAATGTTTCTGCCTCATGTTTGTCATACTGTTTCACACAATCTGCAAGATTATAAACCAAATCTACCCTGCGCTTTTCCTGCACCTTAATGTCTGACTGTGCTGTGTTCACTTGTTCCTCTAAAGCAAACGCCTTATTCTGCGAACTCTGTACCCCAAACACACAGAGCAAAATGACTGCAATTACTCCTGCTGCAATAATCAACCCTAATTTCAAATTCTTCATTCTTCTTCCTCCTTGTTATGATTGCAATAAATCAATAAATGTTCCGCTATCTGCCTTAACTCTGATACGTCAAATATGCGGTATGTATCTTTAAACACATCGTTCCCAATATGTAACGGTTCGCACCCTCCTTTTGCTGTTATCAGCATTTCCGCTACTTTGATAGGTTCTGTTGGGAGAAAATCGGTTGCATTCCCTTTTATTCTTTCATGCAAAATCTTTTCAAATTCATCCGGTTTGTCAACCGTATCATGCCGCACACCAAATAACTTTTCCAGAATATCATCAATCTGGTTTATGGTGTTTTTGGTTCTTTCAAGTTCTGTTTTGTCCTTTTCGGTTCTGCTTTGATACTCCGTAATCTGGCAGTCACGCTCTTTCTTTGTTTCCTCAAAGGCTTTGCGATATTTCTCGACTTCTGATTGTAAGTGATTGACTTCTTTCTCGTAATCCTCTTTCTTTACGCTGTCGCAAAATTCCCATAAGGTTTTTGCGTGTTCTCTATTGGATTTTTCCAGTTCTTCTTCCAACTCTTTAATCTTGTCCATAAATTCCTTATCATGTTGCGAAAAGTCCATGCTGTCAAATACAATGCCGTATTGTTCTTCAATGGAATTTGCGGTTATCTTCTCACCGAATTTGGTTTCCGTGCAGCGAACATACACGCCGTATCTTTTCAGCAAATCGCAAATTATCCTTGTAAATTCCATTGCCATAGCATTATTTTTCTGTTCGAGAATATCTTTGGTAATTTTATTCATTACTCCCTCTAAGGGGCTTTCTTTCAAAAGATTTTCATATTCATCTTGGCATTTCTGAATGTCTGATATGTTCATAGATTTCTCTACCCGATTATTCCACTGTTCCCATGTTACGATTCTAACTCCTGTAAAATGATTATGGTCTATCATTTCTTTTGCTTCTTTTGTACATCTTGGAAGAAGATAGTTGTTGTATGTATCAAGTTTAGATTGCAATCTTCCGTTTTCTTCTTCCAGACTTGATATTTGCCATTTCAATTTATGTATTTCGTCATTCTTTACTTCGCTTGCGCCTTGCAAGTTGATAACCATGCCGGCAAGCTGTTCCGCTGTGTAGGTTGAGAGTAATTCGGTTTTAGTCATGGGTTGATGCCTCACTATCTTTCTTTGCGTCCTCGCACATCTTGTCAAAATCCTTTTTTTTCATACCAATCATCAAAAACATTATGATGACAAACAGAATATTCATAATCGGCACGAAAAACATAAAATACGCAAATACGCTTTTCTTTTTCTTCTTTTCCTCGTCAATCCAACCGTTATCTTTCACCTGCTGTTTATAAAGCGACTTAAACCCGATAAATGTCAGCATACATAATACCGATATTGAAAAGTGTAATTTTAATAGCCACATAAATTATTCCTCCGTCAAAATCTCAATCAATTCTTCCTCGGAAATTTTCTTTGTTCCCTCTCCGAAAGTGCATTTTAAGTCTTTTAATCTTTCCAATTCACACATTTTTGTACAATTTCTTGGAAATACTGTGTCCGATACCATGTCTATGTAGTATTCCGTCATGTGGTGGCTCAATCCAAGATTATTTCCAAATATATCAACCGCCGAAACAATAAACTTCTCCGATTTGAGTTGAATGTTTTTGCAGTCCATATCAAAACTGTCAATTCCACGCTGTTTTAATTTAATGGCAAGGTCATTTATGAAATTCACTGCCTGTTTGCATGAGGGGGATATGTATATAACCTCAAACATAGATTAGTCCTCCTAACTTTTGTTTCTCGCCTTTCTCAATGCAGATGTTACAAAACCTCCCATTTCCAATTCTTCGTACAATTCCTTTTTCATAAGCGCATAGCTTTCTGTTTCTATGATGTAATCCCTGTATTCTCTGCTTTGTTTCGATTCGTTGACAAATTTTGAAATGTCCATCATGCTTGTTTCTGCTTTGTTAATATGCATTGGTTATTCCTCCGCTTTCTTAAAGCCTTGAAAATCAGCAAATCCACAAGAATCGTCTTTACAATTATGTATTGCGTATCTGCTTCCATAAACGTCTCCTTGTGCAAAATTATCCTCATTCGTCAACCTGCCTGCAATTCCAACAGCTCTTCCAAGACTTTCATTTCCCTTTTTGAAAGTTTCTCCGCACAACCTGCATTTATAAACCGCTTGATACATCTGTTATTCCTCCGTCAAATTTCTGCCGCACATGGGGCAATTTGATATTTCAATGAATGATGCTCCACCAAACCTGTCAAATATCGCAAGAGCTGGATTTTGGTCTTTATGTATAATAATTTGACAGTCCTTTATATCCGTACTGCCTGCGGTATTTTTCAAGTCTACAATTTTCCCGTATTTCACACCTTTGATATTTACAGTTATTTCACAAAATTCACACATCTTTCAATCCTCCCGAAATCTTTTCAAATTCCTTTATGCTGAATATTCCAAATGTTCCGCTGATTACGCTTCCCTTTTGTTGAGCCGGCATATTTTCAAGAAGTTCTTTTGGTATCGGCTCGGTGTCTGTATTAAGCAAGTCATCACAAATCAGGCAGCCGGTTTTTTCCGGTTCAGTATCTTTATTCCTGAAAATCATATCAAAACCTCGTCCATATCAAAATCATCTTCCAAATCTGATAACGACCATTGCAGAACCTTAATCATCTTTTCAACCTCTGCTTTTGAGAATACCGCAAACAGTTGACTTTCTTCGTAGTCAACGGGTGATGTATCGCTTGTAACCCATTCTGTAGGGAAATCTCTGTCTTTTATCAGTTCCCCATTATCAAACATTTCAAAAACGTCATGCTCCCCATTTTCGTTTGAAGCCAGCCACGGGTACAAATCCATTTCCCCGTTAAATCCAGCGCGGTTTTCAAATCTTCCGGTCAGTATGTGGATTCCGTTTTCAAGATTTCCCCACTTGTCAATTTCGCTGAACACCGTTCCGTTCGGCATGGTCTTTAATGTTTCAAGTGTGATTATTTTCATTCTCCAACTCCTTAATTTCAAACTCAATATACTGCTTTGCTTTTAGCAGGTCTTGCAGTTTACTGTTTCCGTCTTTTCTTCCTGCCCTTGCAATATATTTTAGGACGTTTCCGCAACAAAATGATAGTCCCCAGTCCTGTATCACTTTTACAGGCTCATATTTACCGAAACAGTAATGCGATGGGTGACGTATTTCATCTGTTTTAGTTCCCGTTAATTCCATGCCTGTATTCCTCCAATTCTTTTCTGTATTCATCGGTTTTATAATATCCGCAAGAAAACATTTCCGGGCAAAATCCACGGTAAATACACTCTCTCACCATGCAGCCGGCAAGTTCCGGCTCCGTCTCTGCTACTTTTTCTTTTACCGATTTCCACGCCAGCCTCGTTTGTGTGGCGGCACATCCGCACAATCTTTTTCTGCTAATGTTTATCAATGCCTGCGCATCTGCCTCGCATGCATGATTTACCAGCGTGCCTTGTGTTAATTTATCCCTGTTTTTATCCTGATTATCCGTCCTGTCTGGTCTTTGCGTTGATACCCAGTGCTCAATGCCAATTTTATGCCGCACCATATGTACGCTGACCCATGATTTAAGTCCACTCCATCTCCAGTAGAATTTTATCCTCCTGATCGGCGAATGTTCTGACATGAGCAATTTTCTTTTCCACTCCGAATCAGGATATTTCCCCGTATTTTTGTTTATTGTATTCATTGCGGCATTTTTCACATCCTGCCAGTTGTCATCATGTTTAAAAACATCAATCTCCATTCGCAGACGCCTCCAATCTCACGCCGCCATACTCCCACAAATCCTCTTTCAGCTTGTCCATGTCCAGTTCGCCGTTCTGCCATGCCGCGTAATAATCCAGTACGTATTGGGTAAATTCGGGAATTTTCTTTGTATAGCTTTTCTTCCAGTAGAAATCCATGAGGACTTCAAGCGGCAAGGTAAGCAACAGAATCATCGCCTGATTTACTCCCTCATTTACGCCGTCCTGGTATGCTTTTTCCAGTTCTGACTTGACGGAATCTTTGACGGCATTATCAAGCTGGCTCTTGGTGAGGTTGTATGTGGCGGTTTTGTATTTTTGGTTTTTGCGCTCTGCATAGCGTCTTTGTTGGCGATTCATAAGCTATTCCTCCACCATTCCGTTAATCCTTGCGCACTCCAATAGCACATAAAGAGAAATATTTGTGCGGTTCGGCATTTGCTTATACATCTCTATGAACTGTGCCTTGGTCAATGGCTTGTAATCCGGATTGTCTCGCTTGCAGCTCATGGAATTACAACCCCTGCCAATTATGTAATGCTCGTTTCCGTTCTCGTCCCACTGAAACCCGATCTTCATGTCGCAGCTTTCAAAATGTTCACAGGGTTTTGGTTTGTTTAAATATCCGCTGCATAAACGTGTGTTTGAGTATTCCATCAGATAACCTCCCTACCACTCAACAATATGCTGTGCCATCTTTTCTAGATAATCAGGTCTTGCAAAATGAGAGATATGCCAGTCTGTACTGCCTCCATGTTCGGAGCTAAAGTGTTCGTCCACCATTTTGTCAAGATAACTCAATCCGTCGATGTCTGGCTCATAGTCCGCTACATTTTCAAAATGGCTGTACTCTGTATCCGATATTGTCGCCAGTGTAACAAATATCTTTTCCAGAGTTTTATCTTTCAGAATCGGATGTATTTTCTCTGTACGCTCTGTAAATTTACTAGAATACCTCGCAAACGCATTGACTATGTTTTTAAGGGCTGTGTCGGTTATGTCATACTGACTGCCAATCTTTACAAACCGTCTGCACATATCGGCTTCAAGTTCCATCAACTCTGATCTGGTTTTCTTTTTGGCGTAGGTCGGCAAGCTCTTTTTTGAAGAGATTGTATCTGCCTCGTCATTATCTTTAGATAATGTTTCTGCCTTTGTAGTTTCTGGTATGTAATTAATGTCAGAGTAGTCATTGTTAGTAATCAATGTTAAAAGATTGCTTTCTTGCGTAACTCCCGTTTTGCACTTTGTGCCAATCCCTTGGGAATTACATTTTGTGTTATTCCCGTCTGTCTCATTCTGTAATTCTCTTTTGTACTCTGCAACAATTTCTTTTCGCAACTGATTTTCCCATTCCTTTGTTGCAGAATTTATATTTTCATAATCTGGTCTTATATGTATCGTTGGCATAGAGTTAAATTTATATTTAGCAAGTACAACAAATCCTTTTTTCTCTAACTCTTTAATGGCTTTATCGTACTGCCTTTCGGTTATCCGTATTTCTTCCCACCAGTCCTTGCGCTGTTTTGCAATCCAAAAATAATCGTCTTTAAATATGCGGACTTTTGATTTTTTGTTTTTATCAACAGAAAACCAGTACATTATCCTTGACAAAAGCGTGCCCTGCACCAAATCTCCAGTAATGTCAATATACATATGCTGTGTATGGTTGCATTTTGCGGAAGATAAAAACTTAACTTTTTCTTCAATTTCTTTTTCAGATACGGCAACTAAATCACTCATGCCCCCACCCCCATTTCACAATCACAAAAATGCGGTATCTCTTTGAAATCGTTTAATATATCAATCCCGCTGTGAAATTTTGTGGGAACATCTTCAGTTTTACTTTCTGTATTTAAAACCGGGTTATATTCTGCTATCAGCAATATTTCCATTATGTTTACGTTTGCCATGTTTTCATCAACATAATACATAATCTTATTTATTTTTGCATATTCTTTTCTTTCTTTGTACGATGTTGGTATTCTTGATGATAAATCTATTGATTTTCCAATATACAAAACCATGTCATCTTTTCCGATAAATGCGTATAACCCATGTTTCTTAAACAAGTTATCACAAATAAACAACATGCTTTCTTTTGGAACATCAATGCTGTTTTCCGTTTTTTTATATTCGCAAATGGACTCTCTCCATCTCATTCTCATGTATTCGTCTTTATTTTTCGATATGAAATCTGCAACTTCTATGTATGTACTATTTTCATCAAAAGAAATGCCGATATTGCAGAAATTGGATATAGCGTTTGCGTAGTCAATTTGCCTTATACTTGCAAGTTTTTCATTACCTTTGTTTTTATATTTTTCCTCGTTTTCTGTTATGAATTTGTTTACTTCGTAATAACTATCATCTTTTGAAAAAGAAAGACCAGAACCAAGCGTGCTTGAAATTGCATTTGCATACGAAATCTGTCTTTCTGTTGCTAATTTTCTGTTGGATTTTCTTTCCATATCGCACCTCCACTATGCTTTTCTCTCCACAATTTTGTTAAACAACGGACAGGCGGCTTGTGGAGTTTGCCACTTTTTGCCCCGTCGGGCTATTCCGCTGTTAAGTACGGGAAGCAGGAATCGAACCTGCGGCGTTGACGTGTATAAGACGCATCCAATCACCACTTGGGTACTCCCGCATATTCCGCATAGACCTTTCACAACTATGCGGCAATTCGTGACGATTTCCGTATCCGGGAAACTAATCCCTTGCGTGTCCGGGGCTATCACGGGTTTTACGGTCATTTAAGGCTTTACTGATTCTCTATTTTTGCTCACCATATAGGCTTGACCGACAGGTTTTTATAAAAAGAGATGTCAGAGGGATTTGAACCCTCGATAACAGAGTTGCAGTCTGTTGCCTTATCCACTTGGCTATGACACCATACAAGCATGGGGTTTGGAAACTTGCCTCCCATTCCCCACATAGTTTATCAGACTACCGCACTATACCCTAAAGGCTCATGCTGTGCTTGATTTGATAATGGCAAGTATTATCAAAATGGGAAGTGGCGGAGTCGAACCGCCCGAATCCAAAGATAACAGTTTTACAGACTGCCCCGCTGCCCCTACTGTATAACTTCCCTTATTGTTTTGATACCTCTCTAACGCTCCTATTTGCCCCAAAACGCCCTCTTTTGTGTTTCGGTGATGAAATTATAGGGCGTGGGGTTAAAATGGCTTAAAATGGATTTTAGAATCCTAATTTCAATTTTCTGATTTCCTCTTGACAATGGAAACAACGATTATTTTTCCCTCTCCGATAATAAAAATTGTCAAACTTTATCTTACACTTTCCATAACCAGGAATATCGTTCGGGCAATTTAGGCACTCTTCATACTTCCTTGGAATTGGTTTTCTTGTCGTGCTCGCCATTCCCATATCCTCCCTTTTGCGGGTTCCTCCCCGCCACACAAACCATTTCACTTATCTTTCAACTGACGCGCCTAAACATGGAAATATATATAATTGATCCTTATGGCCCCGCTTCTCGCAGCAGATAATATACACACGACATTTTCTTTGTAGAAGTTGAAACCAATAACGAAGCCGCCATACACAACAAAATCACCATTGATCGCTAGTATATTGTTGCTAAAAACGTCCGCACTCTTTATTGGCAGTTCAATATAGTTTTTCCCTCCTGGATCTCCAACAAATGAACCGAAAATTATCTTTCCAAGTTTCCCCTCGGCATTAGACATCCTGCCTGCAAGACTTGTGACATTTTTACACGGATTGTTTTTATAATGGTGGTCGCTCCACCGAATCCCCGCAAGCCGTGCGATGGCTCTTAACAGCATTCCACTACGGGGTTAAAAGGAGATATCGAATAATACAAATATTTGATACTAAGCACGGGCAGAGGGGGTCGAACCTACGACTTCTGGTTTTGGAGTCCAGTGCTCTTCCGATTGAGCTATGCCCGCATAAACCGGCGGCAACGAGACCAACAAGCCGCCGCCGATAAGTTTATATATTTTCTTAAATCCGCCATATCCGCAATGTTTGATAGTTTTGTTGGTTCATTATCTCAATTATAATTTTTAATAATCAATACTGGCTTTTCAGCATTTTGCGGATTATCTTCTTGCAGATATGGCTTTCACGGGACTTCATGCCTTGCCGGAATTGCATTGTATGAAAACCCTAACATACAGATGCATTTCCTCAAAACCTCTGTTGAGGATTTCTCGACTATGGCAATCCGTTCCACGAGTTGAAAAACAATTATCCCAAAGATGGCAATAATCATCAAAACTCCCTCGCTTTCAGATTTAATACCGCGACCCATTAACTTTATTCCCGCGCAACTCCGGCGCAAGTCGCGGCAACAGGGCTACCAGGACTCGAACCCGGAAATACAGCAGTCAAAGCGCTGTGCCTTACCGTTTGGCGATAGCCCTAAAATTATAATTCCCTAAAACTGGCTGGATCATATTCAACCTCTTCTTGGTCGTGAATTGTTCCTGTATTCCACCAATGACCACCGCCCGAAGTTGTATAGTCGTCTCTTCCCTCTTTTCCCTTGTATCTAACTTTGTAATTTCCACTTATGTTTGGCTTTCCTTTTACCCACATTCTTATCCCCTCCCAATAATCCTATCCGCTATTCTCTTTGCCGCACATTCTCTGTCTATGTGTGGTGGAAGTTCTTTTATTGCACTTTCTATACTTGCGGCAAATGCGTCATACAAAACTTTGTCCTCGATAAGTGCTGATTGCAGTTTTCGGAAAAGTTCTATGTTTTCTTGTACTGTGTTCATGTTGCACCGCCTTATATTTGATTTTGTTGTTGGTAGCTTTGGTGTTTTGATTG